CGGATCAAGTGCCTCATTGTCTAGGTAAGTCAGGGTGATAAAATCGTGGTCGTAGTTCGGAGCTATCTCCGTGTAGTACCAGTACTCCGAGGTTGGGTTGTAGTCGAGCCAGATAGTCTTACGAGTACGGATACGTAACTGGTCAAAGGCTTCATACGGGATGTTGTTGGCCTCATTGACAAACAGCACGTCACGCCTCGGTCCTCGTACTTTCCCTGGTTGGTCGGCACTGAAGAACTCAATCTTGCTGCCCGTCTCGAAGGTGTAGGTAAAGTCGGTCTTGCTCCATAACTCATCTTTGAAGTACCCCTGTGCTTGCATGATGTTCAGGAAGTCACGCATAGAACCTCTGCGAAGATGCGGGAAACTCTCTGACACCACGCTTACAAGTTCACCCTCGGTGCTCTGCGCATAATCAATCAGAATCTGAAGAATGGAAATAGTCTTGCCAGCAGATGTACCGCCCGCAACCACACGTATGCGTTTCTTGAGCTTAAGAAGCTTCCTTGTCGCCTGAGTCGCTACGTACACTGGCTGCTCCCAATATCGGCATTGGGAGGTCTTTGCCGTTAGTTGTCAGGTCAGTTGCCTGCTTCTCGACGTAGCCGTGCTTGCCGCTCAGTATCATCTTGGCAATTGTTGGGTTGTAGTGCCCAGAAAGGGATTTCTGTATCAGTTTCTCGGCTTGAAGGGCTTTTATATCATCAAAGATGTCGGAAAACTGCTTGCTGAGGGCGTCTTCGCCCTTAATCCACTCATAAATTGAGTCTCGTGATATACCGAGCTTCAATGCCAGTCCTTCAATAGTCGGCAACAAAGCATTGGGTATGAAGCTGCCAGTATCTTCCTTGTACTGCTCAGCAGCAGCCACGAGCGCCTTCGTCAGCTTGGTAGGTCTAGCCATCCTGCTTCTCCCTCTTAGCCACATCAGCCGTGAAGAACTTGAACATCAGATCCAGTTCGTTCTTGATCCCAGGCTTGCGCATGTCAACAGGCAAAGGTTTGCGGAAGTCTCGAATCGTATCTGCCCCAGCTGATAACTGAACGTCAGTCTTCGTGTCGGCCAATGTAACTACGAAGCGGGGGATGTCTTTGGATTGCGTTTTAACCATACCTCTACCTATACAGCAAAGTTGATATATTTACAATCCTCCCACACCCCGCACCGAACACAAACCCGCTTGGTGGGATGGACAATCCATAGGCCGTGGGTGCAAGTCATAAGTGCTCCCCCAAGTAGGCAATGGGGTCATCGGCTATGACCATCTGCTGAAGGTGGTATTGCCAGTCCTCGTAGTTCTCGTACGTGGCACCCGACACCTGACCTTGGCAACCACGTACGTCATATAAGCCGTCAGAAGCTACTTCCTTGCGTTCACCCCACAACGCCTTGGCGAAATCATGGTTGAAGATAAGGCCGTAGGTATGCCACCAGCCGTAAGGGTCTTTCGTCTCATCCAAGAGCCAGCGGGCAAAATCCCAGCCGTTCTTCTCGGCTTGAGCTATGGCTTTGTCTAGAGAACTAAATGGAGCATTTATCTCGTTACTCATAGTACTCCCTAATCTCACCCAACATCCGCTCCAGCACTGCCACGCTCAAACTCTCTAGCAGGCTCTGGTGGATCAGTATTGAATGACCGGGGAGGATGAGGATGTAGTTCATTTATCCTCGCCTCTTAGTCTGGCCATCATGTTAGTATCACTCCTGGCTTAGTTGGGTCGCTATCTTCCCAGGACTTTGGAGTTATGCAGTTCTGATGATTCTTCAACGCCTTCGCTACTGCTTCCTTACGCTCTCTCTCAATAAGGGTTAGGATGTCGTTCTTGAGGAGTACACCTTTGCCTGTTAAGAAGTTGCGTAAAGCATGTTTCTGCTCCGCTGGTCTGCCCTGCCTTTCCCAGCTTGATACCGCTAACTCGAATAGCTCGTCTAATTCTTTATTCATTTGCTCCTCCTCTTGGGATAGTAGTGTGCGGTGCAATAACCATCGCTCTTGTATGGGAAGCCCTTAAATGTTCCCTCTGTTTCAATCCTGATTTGCGGCTTCTTCCGCTTGAAATTGAACAGGCTCATCCCAGCTCCTCTATCAGCGCTTCCTCAGCTTGGTTCACATCGTCTCGATGTACGTAACCCCGGCTGATGCAGTTCAGGCCGAATGTCATCAATATATCGTTTACTGATGTGGTCAAAACGTGGTCAATTGGTTTTGGATTGACCAGTTGCTCGGTGTTATTTAATAGCTCTGGGGCTACACCACACCATCCACAGGTGCAATCAGTTACTTTCCCGTCCTTGCCTATGAAACTCTGACAACGTGGGTTTCTCTTACTCATGCCTTATCCTCGCCTCTTAGTTCAGCCAGGCGGTCAATCGTGTAGTCGTTTACCTCAATATTAACACCCGCAGTCATCGCTAGTCGTTGAAGCTCATCAATCCTTGCTTCCTTACGTTCTCTCTCAATAAGTGCAGATAATGCGGTGAGGGCTTCGTCCACGAGCTTCACGCAAGAGGTGCAGTGGTCACACAAACCTTTCTTGCGTAGCCCGTGCAGTATGTCTTCCAGCTCTTTCTTAAAATTCATAAGTATCCCTCCCCATGAACACAGCCAGCTTCTGTGCTTCTTCAATAAAAGCCTTGGCTTCCTCAAAGCCCTTGCATACCCGTGTCTCCACGCCTACGTCATTCAGGGCAGCGATCCATTCATGCTGTACTGGCGATACCCGGCCGCCCTGCGAGCGCTTCAGCTCAATGGCTATGAGGCGGTCATGCACGACCACGACAAGATCAGGGAATCCCGGCCGAACCCCCATGCGGTAGTTCTTCCGCTTCTGTTGCCAGCTCGGAGTCCAAGTGCTATTCGGAATCGCTGTGAAGCGTAAGCCTTTACGCTCGAGCCATAAGACGAGTGCTGCCTGGTCTTGTTCTTCCGTTGGTATTATTCGATTATTTACCATCAGGCAACTTCGTAGGCCTTAAACGAGTCAGGGTTGACTATTATGAACGTGTAATCCTCTGGCCCCACAATCCGGTCAAGCTCGACCGCAATCATGTCGTAGAGGCCCGCCTCCTCCGGGGCAAGCAGAAAAATGTACTTTGCCCCTGCCTTCAGCTTGTCTGCCTCTAGGTTGATAACCTCGACTTGTATCTTGTCCGCCATGTGTGCTCCTTATTAACCAAGCCCTCAAGCGCTCTCGCATGGCGCTCGAAGGCCCGATAAACAAGGAGTGTGAAGGAGAGGAGGACTGGTACCGCTCCTTCACTTATCTATTTTCTAACACTTGCCTTGCTGTATCAATAGTGATCGGACAGGGTTGTCCACAGCTAGCGAGTTCTGTTGTGGCTCTTGTTCACCCAGATACTGTTTCCTCCTTATAGGTGTCTGATGACCACACGGTTACCTTGTCACCATTTGACATCTTCACCAGTAGTTTGTCTTCAGCCCATTCCGTTGTCTTGAAGTCGAAATCGAATAGGATCCGCTCTCTACGCAAGAATCTGTTTCTGCCAACTACGACGCCCTTATACCATTTGTACTTGCCGGTAAGGTTCCGTCTGACGTAGACTTTGTTACCCATCATTAATCCCTTTCGTCAAACTTAGTTATCTATGTCGGTGGGCAGCCATTTTACGACGTACCTACCCCTGTAACCCAGAAACTGCCAAATTTGTGATTTTACCAGAATTCTGTCAAGGGCCTCTCCCGACCCCTGATGGCGATTTGTCAAAGATGTTGTAATAGCTTATTGCTCAATCTTCTTGCAGTGGATGCAATAAAACCATGGGCCATCCTGTCGGGTCAGCCCGGCTACTTGCCGCCACTCAGGACGGTGTGATTCAACAGCTACGTGGTTGCTAACCGTCAGCATGTCCTGTTCATCCCTCACAAACGGGCAGGGCTCTGGACTCTCTGGATGAGCACACTTGCGGAAGGTGCAGTTGGTGTCGTGGCCGTCGTCAGTCATGGCTGATCCCCCAGCACGGTTCGTACCACCAGCTCGACTGCCGCCTCCACGGACGGGTCTTCGACTTGGGCGTAGTCGCCAACCACGTCACCTTCCTCGTCGTACCTGCCCAACGTCCAGCCTGTCAGCTGCTCACGGTCCCAGGGCAAGGAGTCCTCGAAATCAGTGAGCATGTAGTAGCCGTTCCGTGTCTCCCACTGGATCGCCAGGCACATGCCGCCTGTCTGCTCAATGCGGGCGGGTACTTCTAGCTGGCGCAGAGCGTCTGTCACGTCGGCATAAGTGGCCTCAGCCTCGGCCATCGCTTGGTCGTAGCGCTCCCGCCACTCTCCTAACTCAGACATTTGGCCATCCCCCTGATCACTGCTTCTACTACGTTCACTGTCACAGCGTTGCCACATTGTTTGTACCTTTGAGTGTCACTGCCTAATGTCCAGTCATCGGGAAAACCCTGAAGGCGCTCACACTCAGTAGGGGTCAGCCGGCGGATACGTGCGCCCTGTAGCGTTGCCTGACGTTGGACGATTGGAGCGCGACCACCACCTTGGGAGTTGCCGAGTAGCGTGGGACTCGGACCACCATCTCCATAGACTCGGTCACGCTGTCGTTCCGGGTTGTTCAGCTGTTGAATCATGCGGCGTTGGTTTGATTGTCCCTTATAGTAATTGGCGTCGATAGTCGGGTGGACTTGAGGAGCTTCTTGGTGACTTCCTCCGATAGGAAATACTTGACGTCCACACTCGGTTCCAAGATGTCCGACAATGTAGACCCGCTCCCGGTTCTGTGGTACTCCGAAGTCTTTGCTGTTAAGTACCTGCCATTCGACTCGATACCCCAGGTCGGCAAGAAACCCAAGGATTTTCTGGAAAGTTTCGCCGGATTCGTGAGTAAGTAGACCTTTGACGTTTTCGAGTACAAGATGTCTGGGTCTTTTGTGGTCGAGAATCCGTAGAACGTCAAAAATGAGAGTGCCCCTGGCCTCGTCAAATCCGCGACGCTTGCCAGCCACACTAAAAGCCTGGCAAGGGAAGCCCCCGACAAGAAGTCCGAAGTCTGGGAGTCCTGCGGGATCAATTGTAGTTGCGTCTCCATAGTTGGTGTGTCCTCCGAAGTGATGTTGATAGGTTGCGATGGCATACTTGTCGATTTCGGAGTAGCCAACACAATGTGGTTCTTTGTCCCAGAACTGCCCGCTTTGATTGTTGCCGCTAGTCCGTCCTTCCGAGGTTCTGGCCCCCGACTGGGCCAATTGATCCCATGCGCTTTGTATTCCAAGTTCAAATCCTCCGATTCCGCTAAACATGCTGAAATAGTCAAACGACACCTCTTGACTGGTGCCACCTGCGGGTGTCCTTTCCATCCAAGCAACGGTCTGCTAGGACGAGATGTGCCTGCCAGAGAACCCCACCGGAATTTAAGGGGAGAAAACAGTGAGTCACGAGTTGATCCGCCCCTCTGGATCACAGCCAACGTAAATCGTCGGATGTGTCTCCTGAATGTCCCAGCCGCCTATCCAACCAGCCCTGAAGCCCTCAGGTAGATCGAAGGCTGGCATGTAGTCACCGTCCCGGTACTCGACCTTGTAGCGGCCACACAGACCTCTCAGAGCTGCTTCCTGTGCCTCTGTCATCGGGGGCAGCTCTTTGTAGCGCTCTCGCTCAGTCATCGAGTCCCTCGACACTGCGCAGCTCTATCTCGTCTACTTCGATCGAGTAGACATCATCATCGGTAGTTTCAACCCGTATGGCGTTCTTTGCCCACTCAACCGCTACATCCTCGTCATCAGCGCCCTGCACATAGGCGTACACCCTGACATCAAGGAAAACGCTGTACTTAGTCTGATAGGGCTCGAGATCGAGTTCACGCAATTTTTCGTTCATCCCAGACTTACAGAAGTGTCCGTCGTGGTGAGCCTGGATAGCCACCTCCCTAACGTGTGCCTTGAACTGATCAAACTCCCTGAACACCCGGCTAATCCTTGCGTGTGCTTCGGATAGCTGATTTTCTGTCCTGTCCAACCGCTCATTACAGGCTGCATGAGGATCAGGCAGGTCTTCGAGAGTTGGGCCGAGGATTGGTTCTTCTGGCGCTGCTGTGATTTCTACTATTGGTTCTCCGTATTCCATGATGTACTCCGTTTACTTCTTTAATAGACTTCGCTTCGCTAGCTTCCTACAAGCCCTGCAGGATCGTGCCCCATCTTTTGGATAGATGTAGACGTTCTCATCAGTCATCTCGTGGCCCCGCTTACAGTGCGACTGGGGCCGGCGCTTGGATATGCGCCCACCAATAGCGCCTGCTACCTTCGCCAGTTTACGATTAGCTGCGAAGCCGCCAGTCGTTCCGTTGGCACCGCCTCTGGCCCCTCGCTCTGCCATTGCCTGAGTGACTGCCTCACGGCTACCCAGACGGCTGACCATTGTGTCCAGCCATGCGCTGTTTGGTTTCCCGCTCATCCACTAGCGCCTCCTTAAGACGCTGCTTACCTTCCTATAATAATCCACGATATGTCCCACAACCCTGCCAGCTCGCTGATGGGCAGCTGTAGACCAAACAGGATGATCCCAGCGACGAGCAAATGCCACCAGCGAACGGTGAAAGCTCGTCTGCTCGTAATATGACCAGTGGTTTTCCATCGGTACACCTTTGTGCGCCCGACCCGCACTAATTCCATGTTGTTTCCCTCTCTTCCTCATTAACTTTTACTTCGCACTGGCTTGGGCAGATTCATCCCCTTACCGTGTTCTGCGTCCTTGCCGTACATTGCTTCGATACTTGCTTTGGCTTCCTCTAGGCAGGGCTTACAGACCGTGCTCTTGAGGTCTAGGCCGTGTTTGCAGATTTGCTGTAGTTTCATTACTGAAGCTCCTTCAGCACCCGCACGGCCTCAGCCTTGGTTAGTTTGCCCTTGACCCCATAATCGCTCACCAGTACGTCGGGAATGTCTTCCTCGGCTACGTGCAGGGCGGTCATGAATGCCTTGATCTGTGCTCGCTGTGTAGGCGTGGCTAACTCGTCTTCTACGGCCGCTGTACGGGCTTGTGGTGCCCTCTGCTGCGTGATAGCCGTGGCTACCTCATCAGCGCTTGCATACTCCGTGCCGGCCATCCCGAAGGCTGCTAGAGCTCTCCCGATAGCGGAAGTCTCTGCGTTCTCCAGTGCGCTCGTGCGGTTGATCTGACTCGCTGCCCGCTTCTCTTCTGCGTGGCCGGTAGCGACCAGATGGCCGACCAGACCGCCCGTACCAAGCTTGTAGATGTTGGCCTTCATCACAACCGCGTCATCGCTAAGGGACACAATCTCTGTCTGAATGCCGTACTCATCGCCGTGCTTTTCACGGAACCTCTGAACACGACTGGCTACCGTCTCGTATTCCTTGCCGTGTATGTTTACCTTTCCTGTATCTGCCATATCTATCTCCGAACCACCACCGAGTACGTCTCACCGTCGGTTGTGCCGAGGGGATGAATAGACTCGATGTACTTAATATCTATCTTCACTACCTTCTTCTCTATGCGGCGGAAGAAGTGCTCGAGGTTCTGGGAGTGGGTCATTACAGCTCCTCTACTTTCTGACGTAGCTCGGCTCTAAAATCATCTCTGCGCTTTACTTTGCTTAAAGGCCACTCAGGGTCTACACCAACGTTTTCATCCTCACCTATCAGCTCCAGCACGAGGGCTTTGATGTCGGCCTTCTCGCTGTTAGTGAAGCCTTCGTGGTTCTGTTCCAATATGTCATCAAGCCTGCTCATGACAACCTCATCCCTATAGCTACGCCTATAGACAGCACACCTAACATGACAGCTAGGAATGTGGCATAGACCTTCCAAATCGGTGTCCGTGAGCCCAGAATCTCGTCTAGGACTTCTCTTTCTTCTACTTCTCGGCTTCCATCTGGAATGCTCGCTGTAAAGCGTGTATTCTTGGGTGCTTTAGAAGTTGTGATTCCACCAGATCGCTTTGGTACTCCCGATTTGGCATTGCCTTTGTTTCCTCGGCGGCCTGCCGTAGCGCCTGCACGACGCTTTGCCGTAGCCTTACGGTCACTGGTACTAGTTTCTCTCTTCGCACGGTTTGTCTCCTTCATGCTTCTACTCCGTTTAGTTACTTAGGTAACATGAGCCCGCACTGGCTCTGAGTTGGCTCCCAGCTATCAATCTGGGCATCCGAGTGGCTACCGATACGCCGACTCAATGGACTTCTACTCAACGGTGGCGATAACCCACCGCCAGTACGAGCTGCTGCACCTAAGCTTGTTAATGATTCAACCAGCCAATGCCAACGGTGACAGTTGTACCTCGTTGCGTATCTGCTGAACAGGTAGCCCGTTATGAATTATCGGCTCTGTCATCATCAGCATTGGCTGGTTGTTAATCGCCGAGCTGTCGGCCAGTGCGCCTTTGGCTGCTACTGACCCGCTCTTGGCATGAATGCATTGTCTATTATTACATACAAACATGCAATACAAATCGCAATGACTTTTCCACAGGTTATCTGGTGGTTCCCCGACACGTTCCCCGACTGGTACCCGTACCGTTACCTTCCAGACCACCCTTCACGCCCGTGACCTGCGCTTTCACGGCTGCCAGCGGCGGGCAGTGTTCATGTATCATCACTACATGCATTTGTCTGCAAGAGACCGCCTTGTTCTGAAGCTTCTGGCGGACTTCGGATTGCTCACGTCAAGGCAGATCTACGAGCTGGCATTCTCCGATGTTTCAACCACCATGACCAAACGTTGCCTTCGGCGCTTGCTTGCTTCGCACCTTATAACGGTCCTTGACTTTGGCCCCAGAGGTGAGAAGGGCGGGGCTGCGCTTAATGTCTACAGGCTTTCAAGGGATGGATTGAGGCTCTGCAAACCATCGGACCTATATAGAGCGAAAGTAGGCAACTGGGCGCACACCCTTGCGGTCTCGGAAGTCTATGTAAAGCTCAAAGAATCCAATGC